CATCTTGAACACGTATAGAAGCACCATCAAACCAATCCATATAATGATAATAGATTTGTTCTTTGTTGTTTTGATCATCAACATATATTCTAAACTCATCAGAGGGACCACCCCAAGACATTTGGAAACGCCAATAGCCTTGTTTCTGATCTTCAAAGGTATCAACAGGAACAAAATCAAAAGATAATCCAGATTGATTTACATAGTCAAAAAAATCTTCATAACATTCCAAGTCTTCGTGTCTTTGATTTTCTGATCTTTGGTTTTTATCAATAGAAAAATATTCTCTCGCAGATTGATAGTCTTCTAATCTGTTTAAATATTTTTCATTTATTAAAGCAGCACAGTTTTTTTCTTTAGTCATATTATAACCCTTTCAGTTGTTATATTTGTTTTATACTATATAACCATATTGGTGTCAATAGTATAGATCTTATTATTTTAAGATCTCATTACTCCATAAAAATATGGAGTAATAGGTTATTAAAATTAAGCTGCTTTTCTATGTCTTGATATATATTTACCAATAAAAACTACATCAATTCCATGCAATTTCATTCTTTCAATATATTCAAGAGCTTGTTTTTTTGTTTTATGTAATGATTGTTCTCCTGATTTATACTGTTTTTCAATTTCAGTTATTCTGTCAGTGTTCCATTCTACTTTATGAATAACAGTTTTATCAGTTTTACATTCAGTTAAGTATTGGATCATTTATGCAACCTCCTTTTTTTTATATTCATACATAGAAATCCAAATATCAGGATATTCTACCCAGCTTTTAACCAAAGTATAACCCTGATTTTCTAGTTTTATTTTTTTAACTTCAGATGGTTTTATAGTTTTAGCTTTGCTCCAATCTGTTTTAACATACTCAACTTTATTTGTGTATATTGTCATTAGTTACCTCTTTTGTTGTTTAAATGTAGTAAATCACACAATAACCGATTTGTCTAGTGTGTTTTTTTAATAAAAATATTAAGCGATTGAATTTAAAGCGATTTATTTTTAGAGTTATATTTTACGCCAATTTAAGAAAAGGAAGACAAAAAGAAAAGATATATAGAAAAGAAATAACCTTAGATTGTATTAGATAAAACATTTAAGCAACCAATTAAAAACAATAAACGAAACAAAACCTTTGATTGTGTGAGTAAGTGTGTTGCATTTATATCACAGAAATAGTTGCATTTAGATCACACAATCACATTTATTTAAAATGTGTGTATGCAGTCGGATTTCTATTAATGATTGTAGAATAGTTTGAAGTGATAATAAAAAGTTATAGGAACAAACGATCTATATTTAATATCAGCCTAAAATGCTTTTAAAAATATCATAATATTTATTGGTGTTATTGTAGAAATTCAAAACAGAATAAGGGGGTATCCCCCAAAATCCAGCCGCACTTCAGATGTTGATATACATGGGACTTATTAGGATACCTTTAGCCATAGTCAGTTTTCCCCACAGCACACAGGCTATCCACATAAACAACCCACACCTTTTTATTGCAAAGCCAACCTTTTTATATATTAGTGAAATACTACTAATAGTATATGTTTGACATAATGCACCAAGATGATGAAGACTATTACAACGCTAAAGTCAAAGCTGTTGTATTTATAAACCAAGATAATTCTATTACAGTTAAGTTCACAGGTTTTGAAGACAAAGAACATTCAGCCATATTCAGTTCTTGGTTAATGATGCTATTGAACATTGAGAATGCAATCATAAATGATAGCAAATCAAAAGCCATACACTAATGAACCTACCTATTACAGAAACAATTATTAATGTTGGTGATAGTAAATACAAAGTTCCTTATGCACCAAGAAAAGAACAGGTAAGATTACATTTTAAATTAGTTAAAAAAAGATGGTCTGTATTAGTCTGCCATAGAAGGTTCGGCAAAACAGTTTGCATGATTAATCATTTGATTATGTCAGCACTCAGATCAACACAAAACAATCCTAGATTTGCTTATATAGCACCTACCTTCAAACAAGCTAAATCAATCGCATGGGATTATATGAAACAATACACAGCTCTAATCCCTAATGTTAAATTCAATGAAACAGAACTACGCTGTGATTTACCTAATGGTTCAAGAATAACATTATTAGGATCAGAGAACTCAGATGGATTACGAGGTATCTATCTAGATGGTTGTGTCATTGATGAGTATGCCAATGTGCAAGGAAAACTATTTACAGAAATTATACGACCAGCACTATCTGATAGAAAAGGTTGGTGCGTATTTATAGGAACACCACAAGGAACAAATAATAATTTCTATGAATTATATCAGCACGCACAAGGAGATGAAGATTGGTTTCACTATAAAGCTAAAGCATCGCAAACTAAAATTGTAGATAATGCAGAATTAGAAGCTGCTAAGAAAGTCATGGGTGAAAAGAAATACCAACAAGAGTTTGAATGCGATTGGATTGCCAACATAGAAGGTGCTGTGTATGGAGATGCAGTTGCTAAAATGGAAGATGCTAAGCAGCTAACAAGAGTTCCTTATGACCCATCTTTACCTGTAAACACTGCTTGGGATTTAGGAGTATCTGATCATTCAGCAGTTATATTCTTTCAACAAATGGGAAGAGCTATAAACATTATTGATTACTATGAAGAACGTGGTCAAGGATTACCGCACTATATTCAAATGCTACAATCTAAAGATTATGTTTATAAAGATCATTTTGCACCCCATGATATTGAAGTTACTGATTTTAGTAATGGTAAAACTAGACGTGAAGTTGCTTATCAATTAGGTGTTAATTTTAAAGTAGTTCCTAAACTTCCATTAGAAGATGGTATTCATGCTACAACTATGCTACTTCCTAGATGTTGGATTGATACAGACCATTGCAAAAAACTAATAGATGCGTTAAGACACTACCATAGGAAGTTTATAGATAAAAACAGAATGTTTAGATCTAAGCCTGTACATGATTGGAGTTCACACGCTTGTGATGCTATGCGTTACCTTGCAGTTGGAATCCAAGAAATAAATACTAGACAATCTGCACCGCAAAGTGTAGCAGATAATGAATACAGAATTATATAAAGGATTTATACAATGGGATTCTTAATGCCAAAAATGCCAAGTTTGCCACCAGTGCAACCTTTGCCTGAACCACCAAAAGCAGAATTGTCGGAAGAAGAAAAAGCAAAAATAAAAGCTGAGCAAGATGCAATCATTAGAAGACGTAAAGGTAGAGCAAGTACAATACTAACATCTCCACTTGTTGAAGAAGCAACAACAGAGAAAAAATCATTATTAGGAATGTAATATGGGTGGAGTAATGTCAGCACCAATAAAACTTGCACAAAGTTTAGGAGTTGTAAGTCCAGCATCATCTGCTCCTGCTCCAGCAGTAACAACATCAGCACCAACAACTGCAGAAGTATCTCAAGCAACAGTAACTGATGCAACAGGAATTAAAAGAAGAAGACGTGGTAGATCTCCAACAATATTAACTGGAGCTGCAGGCGTTCAAGAAGGTGCAACTTTAGGCACACCAACTTTATTAGGGTAACAATGGCTGAAACAGATTTAACTAAAGATCTCTTAAAGAGATTTGGAAAATTAGTAACACAACGTCAAACTTGGGAATCGCATTGGCAAGAAGTATCAGATTACATGATGCCAAGAAAAGCAGATGTAACTAAAAGAAGATCACCAGGCGACAAACGATCTGAATTAATATTTGATTCATCACCATTACATGCAGTTGAATTATTATCAGCATCATTGCATGGTATGCTTACCAACCCTGCAACACCTTGGTTCTCATTAAAATTTAAAAACATAGATATGTTAGATGAAGATGCAGCGAATGAATGGCTGCAAGATGCTACAGAAAAAATGTATGAAGCATTTAACAGATCAAACTTCCAACAAGAAATATTTGAATTGTACCATGATCTTATTACCTTTGGTACTGCTGCAATGTTTATTGAAGAAGATGAAGAAGATGTTGTTAGATTTTCAACAAGACATATTGGTGAAGTTTATATTTCAGAAAACAATAAAGGAAAAGTAGATACAGTATTTAGAAAATTTAAATTAACAGCTCGTGCTTGTATTCAACAATTTGGTGAAGCAAACGTTTCTAAAACAACAAGAGGCGTTGCAATGAAAGATCCTTATGAAGAAGTAACAATCTTGCATGTCGTTCATCCTAGAGAAAATTATGATCCTAGAAAAAAAGATAACAAGAACATGCCATTTAGATCTTGCTATATTGAATTAGATAATAAACATGAAATATCTCAATCTGGATTTAATGAGTTTCCATACGTTGTACCACGTTACTTAAAAGCATCATTTGAAATCTATGGCAGATCTCCAGCTATGACTGCATTGCCAGATGTGAAGATGTTAAATGAAATGTCTAAGACAACAATTAAAGCTGCACAAAAACAAGTTGATCCTCCACTATTAGTTCCTGATGATGGATTTATATTACCAGTTAGAACAGTACCAGGTGGATTAAATTTTTATAGAGCTGGCACAAGAGATAGAATTGAACCATTAAACATTGGTGCAAATAATCCATTAGGTTTAAATATGGAAGATCAAAGAAGAGCAGCCATTAGAGATGCGTTCTATGTAAATCAATTAATGATGCAGAATGGTCCACAGATGACTGCAACAGAAGTTGTGCAACGTAACGAAGAGAAGATGAGATTGCTTGGTCCAGTTCTTGGAAGATTACAATCAGAATTACTTAGACCACTTATTGATAGAACATTTGCAATATTACTTAGAAAGAAAATATTTAGACCAGCACCAGATTTCTTATCTGGTCAAGATATACAAATTGAATATGTGTCGCCTCTTGCTAAAGCACAAAGATCTTCTGAATTACAATCTATTATGAGAGCTATAGAAATATTTGGAACATTATCTAATATTGCTCCAGTATTTGATTATGTGAATATGGATAATCTAGTTAAACATTTAGCTGACATTGTTGGAGTTCCTGCTAAGGTATTAAACTCTAGAGCAGAAGTAAATGCGATTAGACAACAGAAACAACAACAACAAGATCAAGCAATGCAAATGCAACAGTTACAACAAATCGCACAAGCTGGAGGTTCAGTAGCACCTTTAGCTAAAGCATTACCAGAGGAAGCGAAAGCATTAGTAGCACCACAAGAATAACAACTGAAAGGAAAATAAATGGAAGAACAAATTAATAAATTAAAAGAAATATATAAAATAGTTTTTGGATCTGATCATGGCAAACAAGTCATGGAAGATTTAGAAAAGAGATGCCACTATAATACTACCACCAATGTTAGAGGTGATAGCCATGAAAGTGCATATATGGAGGGACAACGCAGCGTTCTTCTATTTATTAAAAACATGCTGCTTAATGATAAACTAAAAGGAAAATAAAATGTCAGAAATACAGACAACTGAGGTAACTCAGCCTGTTGCAACTGATCAGACAACAACTGCAACAGCACAACCAATACTAAGTTCAACACAACAACAAACACAACCTGTATCTGGTAAGACTTGGAAAGAAGCAATTTCTGAGGAATACAGAAAAAATCCAAACATAGAAAAGTTTACTGAATTAGATGCACTAGCTAAAAGCTACATCAATGCAGTGTCTATGATTGGTACAGATAAAATTCCATTACCAGGAAAATCTGCAACCGATGAACAGTGGAATGAAGTGTATAATAAATTAGGCAGACCAGAATCTCCTGATAAATATAATCTTCAATTAAAAACTGATGTTGCACCTGTGGATGAAAATGTCATCAAAGGTTTTGCACAGAATGCTCACAAGCTAGGTTTAAATAATAAACAAGCTCAAGGCATACTAGAGTTTTATAAATCAACATTAGAATCTTCTGCAAAAGAAATGGCAGTGAATATGGAATCTGCACAAGCAGAAGCTGCTAATTCTTTAAGAGCTGAATGGGGTAAATCCTATGATGAGAATTTAAGAAAAGCAGCTAATGTTGCACAAACATATTTAGAACCAGAAATTCTAGATACTCAATTAAGAGATGGTAGCAGATTAGGAGATAATCCTAAGATTATAAAAGCATTTGCTAACATTGCTAATCTATTATCTGAAGATAAAATTGTTGGTACAGAAGCTGATAATGTTCTTCAAGGTAGAGAAATTGAGAAAGAAATTGAAGAATTAACATCTGATAGACAAGGTGCTTATTGGAATAAAATGCACCCTAATCACAATAAAGTGGTTAATCAGGTGCTTGCATTAAGAGAAATGTTATCTCAATAAACTTATTGCAATCAAATCAAAAATAATATATTGCGATTTCTAGGGTGATTTTTAATTAAATCGCCTTAGAAATTGTAAGACAATTCTATTAGAACCTTACATGCCTGTTGGAAAGACAACCGACTAACAGTCGTTAAATGCAAGATAGCCTATCTATAAGGTGGGGAACTTTCTGAAACTAAACTTAAACTTAACTTAACAAAAGGAAATGACACTATGTCAAATCAAATAACAACTGCTTTTGTACAGCAGTACAGTTCAAACGTACAAATGCTATCTCAACAAATGGGATCGTATTTAAGAGGAGCTGTGGATGTTGAGTCAGTAGTAGGAAAGAATGCTTTCTTTGATCAAGTTGGTAAAACAACTGCTCAGTTGAGAACATCTCGTCATGCTGATACTCCACAATTAGATACACCTCATTCTCGTAGAAGAGTAAGTCTTGCAGATTACGAGTGGGCTGATCTAATAGACAATGCAGACAAAGTTAGATTATTAATTGATCCAACTTCTTCTTATGCAAAAGCTGCGGCTGCTGCTATGGGAAGAGCTATGGATGATGTAATAATCACAGCTTTAGGCGGAACAGCGTATTCTGGTGAAACAGGATCTACTTCTGTAACGCTTCCATCTGGTCAGAAGCCATATTCAACTTCTCAAACAGATGGTTTAACTATAACTAAATTGTTGGAAGCTAAAAGACTATTAGATGCAGCAGATGTTGATCCATCTATACAAAGATACTTTGTATGTGGACCAAAACAAATCTCTGATCTATTAGGAACAACTCAAGTAACTTCTAGTGATTTCAATACAGTTAAAGCTCTAGCACAGGGTCAAGTTGATTCTTTCCTAGGCTTTAAATTTATTGTTAGCAATAGATTGTCATTTGACGCAACAAATACTGACGACAGACTATGTTACGCATTCACACAAGACGCTATTAAATTAGCGATTGGTCAAGATGTTGTAGCGAGAATTGATGAGAGAGCTGATAAATCTTACAGCACTCAAGTTTATTACGCTATGAGCATTGGTGCAACTAGAATGGAAGAAGAAAAAGTTGTGCAAGTTGCTTGCGACGAATAATCTTAACAATAGGAGAATAAAAACATGGCAAGTGTAAAAGGCGTAAATATAACAAACCTAGATGCTACTCCTGTTGTTCTATCATCTTCTGAAGAAGTTGGTGGAAAACTGAGAGTGTTCTACGATACATACGAAGCAGTTTCTGTTGCAAGTGGTGATGATATTACCATTGCAAGGATTCCTGCTAACGCAACTATCCACGATGTAATCATTAAAGCTGATGCTTTAGGATCTGGAGTTACTTTAAAAGTTGGCGATTCAGGTGATGATGACAGATATTTATCTGTTGTTGGAACTTGGAACGTAGCTGGACAAAGTCAGTCTATGTCAAGTGGTTCATCTACAGGTGCTGCTACAACTGCAGTAACTGGTATTGGATACAGAACTACAGCTTCAACTGATATTAAAATTACTACAGGCGGTGCAACTGCTTCTGGTACTATATTCAGTTGGGTTTACTACACAGTAGAATAATACTACTTTAAATAGTGGGGACTAAAAATCCCCACTATTCATCAATGAAAAAAATCAACGAAATAAAAACAATTTTACATTTCCAAAATAAAGATTATATCTATCGTTATGTTCTAGTTGATAGATTTAAACATACATCAACTGCACATCATGGTTTTGATAAAGATCTAGAATTAACAGAAGAAGAGATATTTGCTTTAGTTAAACCTAGACAATTAAGACGCAAATATATTATAAGGAAAGATTAATATGGCTTCAGTTGTTCAAATATGTAATGGTGCTTTAAATCAATTAGGTGCATCCACAATCTTAACACTTACAGAAGATTCTAAGAACGCAAGGCTTTGCAATGCTAGATATGAGAATGTAAGAGATGCAGTATTTAGACATCACCCTTGGAATTGTTTATTAAAAAGATTACAACTTGCAGCAGACACTGATGCTCCAGCTTGGGGATTTACCAAACAATTTACATTACCTGCTGACTGCTTAAGATTAATTAGAATATTAGATTACGATTCTGATTATGTTGTAGAGGGTAGAAAGATATTATCCAATAGTTCTACAATGAAGATATTATATATCTCAAGAGTTACAGATCCAAATGAATATGATGAATTACTAAGAGAAGTTTTATCTGCTGCTTTAGCTGCTGACATTGCTTATGCCATTACATCTTCTAATCCAGTTGCAACGCAAATGTATTCTTTGTATCAAGAGAAATTAAAAGACGCTAGATTCGTAGATTCAACTGAAGGATATAATACAGATCAAGAATTAGGAACTGCATCTGTCATAGACGCAAATACGTTTATCAACTCTAGGTTTTAAAAACCATGGCTAGAGTTGCGGTACAATTAACTAATTTTACTGGCGGAGAATTATCACCACGATTAGATGGTAGAAATGATTTAGCTAAATATTCATCAGGTTGCAAGACATTACAAAACATGGTGGTGTATCCACATGGTTCTGCAGCTAGAAGACCAGGTACAACTTTTGTAGCAGAAGTTAAAACATCCTCTGCTAAAACAAGATTAATTCCTTTTGAATTTTCTACAACACAAACTTACATTTTAGAATTTGGTAATCAATATATTCGTTTCTATAAAGATAGTGGTGCAATATTAGAATCTAATAAAACAATCACTGGTATTACAAAAGCAAATCCAGGTGTTGTTACATCTACAGCTCATGGTTATTCTAATGGAGATACTGTTGTTATTTCTGGAGTTGTAGGAATGACAGAAGTAAATGGCAAAAGATTTAAAGTAGCCAATGTTGCAGCTAATACATTTGAATTACAAACCATTGATGGAACAAATGTTAATACATCTTCTTACACAACTTATAGTTCTGGTGGCGTGGCAAATAGAGTTTACACATTAACCACAACTTATTTAACTGCAGATTTATTCCAATTAAAATATGCACAATCAGCAGATGTAATGTACATTTGTCATCCTGATTATCCTGTTAGAAAATTATCTAGAACTGGTCATACCTCTTGGACTATTACAGATGTAGATTTTTCAGATGGTCCATATTTAGATGATAATATAACTACCACTACCTTTACTATGTCTGCACATACAGTTGGAACTGGTAGAACTTTAACTGCATCTGCAACCACAGGTATTAATGATAATACAGGTTTCCAATCAATGGATGTTGGTAGATTAATAAGATTTAAAACTGGTTATGGAGAGATTACAGCAATCACTAGTACAACAGTTGTAACCATAGATATATTACAAGATATGACTTCTAGCACAGCATCTACTGACTGGGCTTTAGGAGCATTCTCAGAATACACAGGCTATCCTTCTTGCGTATCTTTTTATGAACAAAGATTAGTATTTGCAGGAACAGAAAAACAACCACAAACAATATTCTTTTCTAAATCTGGTGATTATGAAAGCATGGATGAAAATAGAGGTGGCACAATAGCAGATGATGATGCCATTATTTATACCATTGCTTCTAACCAAGTAAACGCTATTCGTTTCTTATCTGCAACACGAACACTTATTATTGGAACAGTAGGTGGTGAGTTTTCAGCATCAGGAGGTGGTACCGATGATCCTGTAACTCCAACAAATATATTAATTAAAAAACAATCTAACCATGGCTGTGCAAACATAGATGCAATTCCTGTGGGTAACGTAACTTTATTTTTGCAACGTGCTAAAAGGAAGATTAGAGAACTTGCATATAACTTTGATGTAGATGGTTATGTTGCACCTGATATGACTATTCTTGCTGAGCATATTTCTGAAACTGGTATTAATGAAATGTCATATCAACAAGAACCTAATCAAATCATTTGGTGTGTTAGAGAAGATGGTAAGTTAATAGGTTTAACTTATCAAAGAGAACAACAAGTAGTTGCTTGGCATCAGCATATCTTTGGTGGTTCATTTGGTACAGGTAATGCTGTATGCGAAACTATAGCAACTATACCAACTAATGATAAAGAATACCAAACATGGGTAATTGTTAAACGTACTATTAATGGAGTTACAAGACGTTATGTTGAATATATAAATAATTTTGACTTTGATGAAACAGCTAATACATCATTTAATTTTTTAGATTCACAACTTTCTTATTCTGGATCTGCAACAACTACGATTACAGGATTAGATCATCTTGAGGGACAAACTGTATCTGTTCTTGCAAATGGATCAACCCATCCTGATAAAACAGTATCAAATGGTTCTATTACTTTAGCACGATCATCTACTAATGTTAAAGTAGGTTTATCTTATACCTCATTATTACAAACAATGAGATTAGATGCTGGATCGCAAAATGGAACATCTCAATCTAAAACAAAAAGAATCTTTAATGTTGCAATTAGATTATATGAATCTATTGGAGTTGAGGTTGGACCAAACTTATCTAATATGGAATCCATACCTTTTAGATCATCAGCACAATTAATGGATACAGCAATTCCTGTATATACTGGTGATAAAGAAATTGAGTTTAGAGGCAATTACGAAACAGATGGGTATATCTATGTTCGTCAAACTCAACCTTTACCTTTAACAGTTTTATCGTTATACCCAGAACTAGTTACCAATGATGGCTAATTTAATTATAATTCCTTATAGACAAGATCATGGCAGATTAATTATGCAATCTCAAATGAATCATATGCTTACTCAAAAAGACGCATCATTTATTATTAATGATACCAACAAAGAATGTATGGATTTAGAACAAGAAGGATTAGCATTTACAGGATTAATTAATAATGAAGTAATTGCTGCAGCAGGCATGAAAAGAGTTTGGGGTAATGTTGCTGAAGGTTGGTTCATTGGTAAAAAAGAAGTTTGGAATTATCCAATTACAATTGCAAAAGCAGTAAAAGAGAATATAGATCATCTTGCAATATCTAATAAAATTAAAAGATTACAAACTGCTGTAAGAGCTGATTTTGGTATTGGAATTAGATTTGCTAAATGGTTAGGTTTAAAGAATGAAGGTTTAATGAAGTGTTATGGTTTTGATGACACAGATCATTACAGATTTGCGAGGATTTATTAATGGTAGCAGAAGTTGCAACAGTAGTATTAGGTTATGCACAGTATCAACAACAAGGTGCTGCTGGTAAATACAATCAAGCAGTTCAAAATAGAAATGCACAGATTGCAGAACAAGAAGCTGCTCAAATAGATAAACAATTAGAATTTGATATAGCAAGATTTGATCAAAAATTTCAACAATTACAGGGACAAACAACAACTAGAATTTTAAAAACTGGTGCAGATTTATCTGGGACAGGATTAAGAGTATTAAGAGCAAATGCTGAGCAAGCAGAAAAAGAAAAAAATATTATGGAATATAATGCTAAGATTGGTCAAGCAAGAAAATTTGAAGAAGCTAACTTTGCAAGAATACAAGGAGAAGTTGCAAGACAAACAGCGAGAACTGCACAATTAGGAACTATAACACAAACAGGAACAAGTTTACTTAGAATGGGTGGATATTTAAATTCACCAAGACAACAACCAGTAATGGATTAATATATGCCAAAGATACCTACATACGAAACACAAGGAAGACCAACAGCTGAAACACCTAGCGTTAAAGCGTCTTTTCAAGTTCCAATAACTAATGAAGTTTTTACTAAAGCTCAAAATTTTTTAACAGAATATTATGTTAAAGAAAGAGAGGCAGAAGCAAAATTAAAATCATTAGATTATGAAAATAAAGCATATGTTGGATTATTTGATTTGCATGACAAATGGAAAAATCATCCAATACCAAGTGAAGCTGCTGATGGTTTTCAAAAACAAGCAAAAGATTATATATCAAAATATATTCAAGACAATTTATCAAATGAAAATAATTTTGTTAAAAAAGCAACTGAAAATAAACTAAATGGAGCTTTATCAACATTAAATTTATCTGTTCTTTCTAAATCAAGAGATCAATTTGAAAAAGATCAACAAAGAATTGATAATGAATTTGCAACTATTATTGGAACAAGATTATCTATTGATAGTAATTATAGAAATTTTGTTAATCAAGATATTGATAATTATATTAATACTCGTTTTACCGATCCAGATCCTGTAGCTAATGTAAACAGAAAAAAAATTGAGTTGCAAAAATTATTTGCTGTTAGAGATGATACTCTTTCTTACAATGATGCAAGAACCAAACCAGAAAAATTTTTATCAGATTTAAATGCAGATCCATCTTTATATAAATATGCAGATCAAAATAAAATTAAACAATACATTGCATTGGCTCAAAACCATATGTCTGAAAATGCAAATAAATTATTAAAGACAGAAGAAAAAGCTATATTTAATGGAACAACTACTGGAATTGATTATAATTTAATTAGACAAGGATATTTAGGAAGTCCAGAATATAATAAAATTGATGATACTTTAAAAGTTCTTGAAGTTGTTAAACCTGTTGCTAATCAAGTTGTTAATTCTAAATTTGGAGAAGGATATAAAAATATTGAATTATTAAATTTAAATACAAATGATCCTCTTTTAAAAAAAAGAGCAATGTCATATTTAAAAAATGTAGATGATCAAAAAATAAATACTATTGTTAAAGATGGTGGTGCAGAATATTTTATAAATAATGATAGATCAATAAATGATTCTTTTGATAATTTTTTAATTCAACAAGATCCAATATCATTTAAAACATACTCTGCTTTACTTAATAAAAAATATGATGAGCAACAAATACCTCCAGCATACAGAACTTATCTTAATAAGAATCAAATAATAGAAATTAAAAAAACATTTGATGGCTTTGAAAATGGTCAGCAAAAATCTAATTATATTGAAACAATTAAACAAACATATGGAGATTCATATCCTCAAATATTTAATCAATTAAATAAAACTGTAGGAATAGGATTTGCATTATCTGGATCTGTTAATGATCCTGAATTAAAATCAGCACTTGCAACATCAAATATTAAACCAGATCAATTTAAATTATATTCAGAACAAGCTAAATTAAGATCAGGAGATACTCAATTTGAAGTTAATTTAACAAATGAAATATATAAAAACTTAAAACCATATAGAGAAATTTTAGAAAGACAACCATACTCTGATAATAAATCTGTTACAGAAACACTTGGTCAAATAACAGACAGTTTAGCAAAATCTGCAAATGTTTTATCAAGTGAAAAAAATAAATCTGCTTCTGATCTTGCTACGCTTGTAACATCAAAATTTTTATCTGATTATGATTTTAGTAATAAAAATTATTTTATTCCATCAGATATAAATGGAATAAAAGTTAATAAAAAATTAATAGATGCAAAAGCATCATTATTTATAAATGATATAAAATTTGGAAGAATTGATTTAAATAATTATAATTTAATTCCATTTGAAGATAATGGAGTTCCAAAACCACAAGAAACAATTTCTTTAATTAAAAAATATGGTGAATTTTATTTAGATGGAGTTAATGGTTTAGTACTTGGAGTTAAATTACCAAATGGTAAATTTAAAACTGTTGATACTATTAATCCACAAACAAAACAAATAACTCCAATTAAAATAGGATTCTTAGATTATGATGGAACTTTTCCAATAAAAGATAATAATAATAAAAATTTTGTATTAAATATGGAACAAATGTTGTCATTTATGGATGTTAAAGATCAATATACACCTAGAGGAATGCCAGCATTACCATTTTAATTTATGATTCCTATATCATCACAACCATTAAGTATTAATGAACAAGAAAGTAAAACTTTTTTAAATGATATACCAACATCATTTGAATCAGCATTTGCTTCTAATTTTTCATTAGATGTAAGTAATAATCCTTTTTGGGGTATTTTAAGAGGATATGAAAGAAATAAGGCTGCAGAAGAAGATTCAACTATTATTCCTCAAGCAGAATTAAATAAACAATATTCAAATTTAGGATTAACATTTTACAGAGATGAACCAAGAGGATATGTTAATGCTCTTGTAGAACAAAAAAAAGAAGAATTAAGAAAAGCAGATATAATTGCTCGTGGACCACAAAATATTTTTGCTAAATCAAGTTATTTTATTAGTGGATTAGGAGCAACAGTGTTAGATCCAATTAATATAGGAGCTGCATTTATTCCTGTTGTTGGTGAAGAACAATTTTTATCAAGTCTTGCAACTAAATCATTAACAAGAGCAAGGTTTGTAAGAGGAGCAAAAGAAGGATTTGTAGGTAATTTAGCAGTTGAACCTATTAATATACTTACAGCACAAGCAGATCAAAGAGATTACACAGCTTCTGATTCTTTAAGAAACATAACATTTGGTACTATAGTTTCTGGTGGATTGCATGTTACATTTGGAAAAATTGGAGATGCTTATAAATCAGTAACTGGTCAAGATAATATTTATACTAAAATTGCTAATGCAGATCCAGCATTAAGAGAAGATATGATTAAATATTCTCTTGGTCAATTAGCTGAAGGAAAAAAAATTGATATTAATAATTTTTTAAATAGAACAATTATTGCTCACGAGGATAATATTAAAGCATCAGCCGATGCACTTCCTAAATCTCAAATATTAATTAATTTAGAAAATGAAAAAAAAACAATTATAGATATGGCTAATACAATTGATCCAAAATCAATTGTTAATAATGATATTAAAGTTACAAAAGATATTTTTGTTCCTAATGAAGAATGGAAAAAAACTCAAGAACAATTAGCTTCATTAAGTAATATTCAGGCTTATGAAACAACTGGAAGTAAAAGATATAAAGAACTTGGATTACAAATAAATGAATTAGAAAAAAAATTAATAACAATAGAAAAAGAAAGTAAATTAACAAAACAAGAAATAAATCCAAATCTTGAAAAATTAAAAACAAAATTAGATGATATTAATAAAAAAATTGATAATGAAAAATTAAGAATAGGTATTAAAGGATATGAAGAAAAAATAGCACCTACACTTGAATCTCAAAAAATAACAACTGAACCAAAAAACATTAATGATAAAGCTGCGATTAAATCAACAGAAAATTTTGAACAAATAACACCTATTGATACAAAAGTAACAAATGCTGAAGATATTAATATACTTAATAATGAAGCTAAAATATTAAAAGAACAATCAATAATTGAGGATAAAGCAATAAGTGAATTTAATAAATCTGCAAAAGATTATGCAGATGTTATAAATAATGAGATTAATAATTTAGATAAAAAAATAGAAAGACAATCAGATCTACTTACAAGCATAAAATCTGGTATATCTTGTATTCTTAAAAAAGGATTATAATGAGCATCAAAGATTGTTTAATTGAAGTTAAAGACGCAGTAAAAGATTTTCTTAATGAACAAGAAGCAAATCAACTATTGCAAAGAATTAAAAATAAAATTGATGATAAAAAAGCAACATCAAAAATAGAATCTACTCAAGCAGAAATAGCATCAGAAATTTTAAATGAAGACATAAAAGCAACTCTTCAGCAAAAATTAAATAAACTAAATGATAAAAAGTTAATGATTGATCATTTTGATTATATTGTAAAAGAATTTTCAGATGATCCAGTAAAAGGAATAAAAGTTTTAATGGTTGGTACAGAATCATTTAAATTTAAAACAAGATATTCTGTAGATAATGCACAACTTGAATACAAAAATAGATACATTGGAGGTTTTAATTTAGATATTGAACAAAATAAACTTCTTTATATTTTACAAAACAAACTTCTTCATAAAGATATTATTAGAGAAGTAATGGATAATCCTTTTTTAAATGAATCTAAAAGAATACCTGGAAATCCAATTGTAGATCAATCAATAACTGGAAATAAACAGGTATATGAAGTTGCTAAAATAATTAAAAAATGGAATGAAATTGTATTAAATGACAAAAATAACTTAGGTGCATGGATAGGAAAAGAAAATGGTTATGTATTTAGACATTCTCATCTTATTGAAAAAATGCTTAAAGGTGCTGGCGATAATATTAAAGATGAAAATCTTCATAAACAAGCATGGATTTCAGATATTTTTAAAGCATTAGATATTGAAAGAACATTTAAAGGTGAAGATCCAGTTAAATTTTTAAATGCTGTATGGGAAAATATTATTAGTGGTCATAGTATTAAAACAATAGATGGATCTAATTATATTGGCACATCTAATATTGCTAAAAAACAAAGTGCAGAAAGAATATTACATTTTAAAGATGGAGAGTCTTTTTACAATTATGATAAAAAATATGGTCATGGAGATTTAGTACACTCTATTCTTTATGGATTTGAAAAATCTGGTCAAGATAATGGATTAATGAAAATACTTGGAACAAATCCAGAAGCAAATCTTAATAATTTAATTCAAATGTTAAAAAATCATTTTGGCGGTGAACAAGCAAGACTATTAAATTTTAATAAAGTTGAAAAAGAATTTATGAATATTAATGGTAGTTTAAGAGTTATAGCAGATACAAGAAAAGGTGCTATTCTTTCTCAAGGCTTATCTATTGTAAGATCTCTTTCTACTTCTGGTAAATTAGAAAATTTAGCTTTAACTTCAATATCAGATATTCCATCTATGTTTATGGAAATTAAATATCAAGGAATGAATAGTTTTGAATTTTTATCTAGATTATTTACAGAACTTAAAAGAACATATTCACCAAAAGAATTAAAAGAAATAATGGGACCATTTTCTTTATTTACAGATTCTTTTAAAAGTCAATTTTTAGAACATTTTACATCAAGAGATACAATGGCTGGAAAATTTTCATCATATCAAGCAAATGTTTTTAAATATGTAGGATTTACTGGATTAATGCACAAATATAAAACTGCAATGGTTCTTGCTATGCAACATCATTATGGAAACTTAACTTCTCTTTTATTTAAAGATTTACCTGAAGATGCTCAAAGAGTTTTGGGATTGTATGGTATTGATTCTGGTAAATGGAATATGCTTAGAAAAACATCTCTTAAAGATTTTGAAGGTAAAAAATTTTTAACTTTAGAAAATATAGATCAAATATCAAACAAAGATTTACTTGCTTATCTTAAAGAAACAAAACCAGAATTTAAAGACTTTACACAAAAACAAATAGATAATTTAAGACAAGAAATACAATCTCAATATAGAATGTTATTAATTGATAGAACTTTACATGGTCCAATAGAACCTGGTGCTAGAGAAAATTCAATATTAAATCAAGGATTAAAAAGAGGAACTATTAATGGTGAATTATTAAGATTAATGACAATGTTTAAATCTTATGGATTATCTGTGTTTACAAAAGTTTTACAAAGAGAATGGAGTGGATATGGTCCCAATACTTTTCTTAGTAGAACATTGCCATCATTAGCAACTTGGACTATTATGACTACAGTATTTGGATATTTAGCAATGACTGCTAAAGATTTATTTTCAGGAAAAGAACCTAGAGATCCAAAAGACATCAGAACTGCAAAAGCATCTATTCTTTCTGGTGGTGGATTTGGAGTTTTAGCTGATTTAATTAATGCTGAATTTAGTAAATCAAATGGAGGATTAGCATCTACAATTGCTGGACCAGTTATTGCCGACTTAGATGGTTTGTCAA